TTCTATTTCGAGGGACGGTGGAACTGCGGCTGCCTCAAGTTCTATGGTATCCCCAAATCAAACAAGCACGGGCACAAGAAAATTTAGAATTGGCTGTAATTTTACTTTTCGGGCTGCTTCTTTTTACACCCAGCCCATAAATGAAATAATTATATATACCTCCGACCAGTCAGCCAACCGTCCAGCCATCGAAGCTAACATTAACAATCAATACGACATCTACTAATGTATCTAATATACGCAAGCGAAGAAGCCGCCATTGAGCGAGCCGACGAAGAAGGCAAAGACAACAACTTCTCCTACTGGACTGATGGCAAGGGAACCAGATGGGTGACCAAGCCAGTCCCTACGGCTGACGGTATGTGGGCTTTAGATGTTTCTGAGTATGACCTCGACGACCTTGAGGAGACTTCCGTCGTTGACACCTACGCAATCCCTGACAACCTCGAAGATAACCCTTAATTAACCCTTTAACTCCGTCCGTTCCGTAGCGCTCCTTAACCTCAATCGGTGAGATTTTATGACCAACAGAAGGAAGCCCACCGTTCGGACGGGGATTATTTTATAAATAGATAATATATGACTACTGAAACAGCTCAAGCACTCTACTCCAAACTGGAAGGTAAGCGATACCAATACGTAGATCGTGCTCGCCAGTGTTCCAAACTAACTCTACCCTACATCATTACCGATGAGGGCTTTGGCGCACATAGCCGCCTAGAGACCCCCTTTCAAGGCATAGGTGCTCGTGGAGTAAATAACCTAGCATCTAAATTACTGTTAGCGCTCCTCCCGCCCAATGCCCCTTTCTTTCGTCTCAACGTAGACAGCCACGGCCTTGAACAAGAAGGCGCTCCACCAGAGTTAATTTCTGAGATTGAGAAGTCCCTTCAGCAAGTTGAAGAGTCCGTTATGGACGAGATTAGCCGTGAGACCTATCGCACAGCCCTCCATGAAGCTCTTAAGCACCTTATCATTACAGGTAATTCCCTTATCTACCTTCCTGAAGAGGGTGGTATGCGTGTGTTCCACATAGACCGCTTCTGTGTTGAGCGTGACCCAATGGGTAACATCCTATACATCTGCACCAAAGAGCAGTTATCCTATATGTCCCTCTCCCAAGAGATGCGAGACATTGCTGGTAACGATGATGGACAAGGCGCTGACAACGAGGTCAACCTGTTCACTGCTGTGTGCCGTAAAGAAAACGGCTGGAAGGTTTGGCAGGAAATCAACGGTAACTTTATTCCTGATAGTGAAGGCTTCTACCCACTAGACAAGAACCCCTTTATCCCCCTCCGCTTCTCCCGCATTGACGGTGAGGATTACGGGCGTGGATACGTCGAAGAGTATCTAGGCGACCTGCAATCTCTTGAGAGCCTCCAAAGAGCTCTTGTAGAAGGCTCTGCCGCAGCCGCTAAGGTTCTCTTCCTCGTTAATCCCAACGGCACAACCAGAGCTAAGACCTTAGCAGAAGCACCTAATGGAGCTATCACACAAGGCAACGCTGCTGATGTGTCCGTTCTCCAGCTCAACAAGTTTAATGACTTTAGAGTTGTCCAAGAGAGCATCGTAAAGATTGAGGAACGCCTCGGTCATGCTTTCTTACTTACCTCTGGTGTTGTTCGTAACGCAGAGCGTGTCACTGCTGAAGAAATACGTATGCTAGGACAAGAGCTAGAGGTTGCCATTGGTGGTCTCTACTCGTTGCTCTCAGTGGAGCTTCAGATGCCTATGGTTAATCGCCTAATGGATGTCATGCGTAAGAAGAAGAAGCTACCGAAGCTTCCCAAGGACATCATCAATCCTGTTATTATTACAGGCGTAGAAGCTCTTGGTCGTGGTAACGATTTACAGAAACTAGATATGTTCCTAGCTGGAGCCGCTCAAGTAGTAGGCCCTGAAGCCGTAGCTCAATACGTGAATGTCGGTGAATACTTTAAACGACGTGCTACCTCCCTCGGTATTAAAACTGACGGGTTAGTTAAGTCTGAAGAACAAATGGCTCAAGAAGCCCAACAAGTGCAACAAATGCAAATGGCAGAGAAGCTTGGCCCAAGTGGTATCAAAGCTATTTCTGACCAAGCAAAAACGCAACAAGAACAAACTCCCGTAGAGGAATAAGAGAAATAAAAAATGGCTGACCTACATCAAGTACAGATCAACGAAACAAATGAGGAAGAGAATATCTCCCTCGAAAAACAAGCTGCTATGCAAGAAGAAGCAGCTAACCAGCGTAACCAAACGCTTGAAGCCGACCCTAAAGAGGGCAAGGAAACTATCGAAGAGCAGCTCAATGAAGACGAAGAGTCTACTGAAGAAGAACGCCCAGAGTGGCTTGACGAAAAGTTTGAGAGTCCCGAAGAAATGGCTAAGGCTTACAAGGCTCTTCAACAGAAGATGTCCAAGCCAAAGGCAGACAAGAAAGCTTCAACAGAAGAGCCATCAACTACAGAGACAACTACAGGCGCTATTGATGCGGCTCGTGGTGAGTTTGCTGAGAGTGGTGAGTTGTCTGACAAGACCTTTGATGCTCTTGAGTCCGCTGGCTTGCCCCGCGAGTTCGTTGAGCAATACATTGCAGGTCAAGAAGCTATGTCTGTTCAGCAAGCGGCTACTATCCAAGAGTCTATTGGCGGTGCTGGTAACTACGAGGCTATGGCTGAGTGGGCTTCTGAGAACCTAGCTGATGGAGACCTAGATGCCTTTAACTCTATCGTAGAAGGTAACTCAGTAGAGCAAGCCCGTATAACTGTTAAAGGACTGTATGCTCAGTTCCAAGCGGCTGGTGGTAAAGGCCCTGCTCTTGTTCAAGGTTCCACTTCAGGTGACTCAGGTGTAAAACCCTTTGGCTCCACTGCTCAAGTTACCGAAGCTATGCGTGACCCTCGTTATGCCAGTGATCCAGCTTATCGTGAAAACGTAGAAAAGCGGATGTCTGTTTCCTCAATCTTTTAACCCAACAAATATTATGTCTATTGAACTTATAGCAATGCTTGGCGGCGGTGTGTCTGGCTTTGTAATGAAAATGATTGCCGCGCAAGCTGAAGCACAAACTCGTAACTTCGAGATGCTTCTTCAAAAGCAAGCCGCAGCTGATGAATCTGCCGATAAAGCACAAGCTCGTGGCGGTGTCTGGATTAGACGTATCTTTGTCTTCTTCATCCTATTCGCTGTTATTGTGGCTCCCTTCCTCCTTGCCTTAACATCAACACCTATAACGGTGGAGAAAGAGGGTCTAGGAGGTTTCTTTAAACTACTTGGATTGGGGAATGGTAGCTGGGAATCCCTTCAAGGGTTCGTTCTCTTACCTGAAGTCCGTCAAGCAATGCTTGCTATCGTAGGCTTCTACTTCGGGTCTTCTCAGGTTCGTTAAATTGACCTATAAAATAGCAGTCCTGTTGTTGCTTATTACTGGGTGCTGTCCAGCATCCCCTTCAATAACACTTAAAGACTTTGTTAAGCTTATCCCTCAGTGGGAAGTCTACCCTGATAGTCCCTACGATGTAGTAGGAGATAACGGGGCTGCTTATGGTCACTACCAAATCCACAAGGTAATGGTAGATGATTACAACCGTATAACAGGCTCTAAAGCCACTCATACGGACGCCTTTGACCCTGTGTTCAGTGAGCACCTCGCCTATGCTGTTTTGAGCCACTACGCGAAGCACATTGCATCTACTGGTGTTACACCTACGGCTGACCACCTGCTGTTTATATGGAACGGTGGGGGCGGAGCGTGGAAACGTGTAGAAAGCGCCCGTAATGACCAGAAGCAAATCAATCTCAATACCTACAGAAGTAGGGCAACCCCAATAATAATAAAATATATTAATGGAAATGCTAACTTATGAGCCTATACAAAAACATAAATCGTCGCCGTGCACTCGGCATCTCTCGTAGTCCAAAGAAGTCTACGATTAGTGATAAATCCTATTCAAATATGAAGAAGGGCTTTCCTAAAAAGAAGAAATAAACTTTTCGTTCCCATCCGCAAGAAGTAACAGCTTTGCCCTCCGAGGAGGATAACCTAGCGGTGAACCAAGTGAGTAAGAACACCTAACCTGTAACCCCCACTCTGGGAGTTGCTACTAAGTAAACTAACTCAAAAAAGAAATAATATAATGGCTAATACAAGTCCGTCCCGCTTGGGACAAGTAAATGCTTCGGGAGATGCTAACGCACTCTTCCTGAAAGTATTCTCAGGAGAAATCCTGACTACTTTCGAGGAGCAAAACATCATGAAAGACCTGCACATGGTTCGCACCATCTCGTCTGGTAAAACAGCTCAGTTCCCTGTCACAGGTGTTGCTGAAGCTAAATACCACACAGTCGGTGAAGACATCGTGGACAGCTCTAACAGCTACCTATCCAACATCAAGCACGCTGAGCGCACCATCAACATTGATGACGTTCTGATTGCTTCGACATTCATCGCCAATATCGATGAGCTCAAGAACCACTACGACGTCCGTAGCATCTATGCTAAGGAACTCGGTAAGGCTCTTGCTAAGCGCTTCGACATCGCAACAATGAAGACTCTCTTCGCTGCTGCTGGTGGTGCATCCGAAATCGGTGGCAACGGCGGTACATCTGTAGCTAGTGCTGACACATTGACCGCTTCTGGTCTTGTGGACTCGCTCTACGCAGTTGCTCGCTCGCTTGACGAGAAAGATGCTCCAGAAGAAGGTCGCTTCGCTGTCCTCACTCCGAGCCAGTATTACACTCTCCTCACTGCTGACAATGTTGCGATCAATCGTGACACAGGTGGTGTTGGTGATGTTTCAACAGGTAAGATTGCTCAAGTTGCTGGTATCAGCCTCTTCAAGAGCAACCATCTCGACAGCATCATTGCTGGTGGTGATGACTCTGCTGTAGCTACTGGTGATGGCTCATCTAACAATGATGTGTTCGGTGCTGGTGGTTCTGGCTACAACGGTGACTTCTCCGCTCTTAGCGGTACAGCATCTGCCAAGGGATTCCTTGCGGGTACTAAGGAAGCTATCGGTACGGTTAAGTTGCTCGACCTCGCTACAGAGTCCGAGTACCAAATCCAACGCCAAGGTACACTGTTCGTTGCTAAATATGCAATGGGACACGGTGCTCTTCGCCCAGAATGTGCTGTGAAGGTTCTTCCTGCATAGTAACTAATTCTTAATCTGAGACCCCTTGGGCAATCCCCTTGGGGTCTCTTTTTAACCCCTAACTTAAAAAAATATTATGGCAGATTTTACAACTGGCTCTGACACAGTCAACAACCCAGAAAACT